GCGTTAAGCCCCTTTTTTATGGATTTGATGAAGCCTGATATATAATTAATAAGATAATACAAATTAAGGCATAAAAACTTAAGTCCATTATCTATCCTCCAGCTTGTTTCTAAGCCTTGTTAGATACCATATGGCTTTGTCTATATCCTGGATATTAGCTCCTTTGTGGTCTTCACGCCAAATGTATTTAAACGCTGCTGCTTTACAATAACCTTTAAATTCTTCAAAAGTTAAGGCTGATTCAATTGCGTCAATACACTCTATAGAGCCTTGTTTGGCGTAATGTGGGGGGTGGTTCACGTTGTCAGTCATTTTTAACTTCCTTTATATGTCTTTTATTATCTTCAAAATCAAAGTTTGTTTGAAAAAG